TGATGAAGCAGCTCAAGGGCGATGTCTACACCTGCATGGGCTGCCGGGCGTTCCTCACCCCGGATACCGAGGGGATGAATGAAGATGGCAGCCATAAATACTACGGCCGTTTCAATCAGGGCGCAGTGACCATCAACCTGGTGGATGTTGCCTGCAGCGCCGATGGTGATGAGGAAAAGTTCTGGCAGCTGATGGAAGAGCGGACAGAGCTTTGCCATAAGGCGCTGCGCATCCGACATGAGACCCTGCTGGGTACGCCTTCGGATGTCGCGCCGATCCTCTGGCAGTACGGAGCGATCAGTCGCCTGGAGAAGGGCGAGAAGATCGATAAGCTCCTTTACGATAACTACTCCACCATCAGCCTCGGCTACGCCGGGCTGTGCGAGTGTGTGTACCGCATGAAGGGAGTTTCCCACACTGATCCTGCCGGGCATGATTTCGGCATTGAGGTCATGAAGTTCCTGAACCAAAAGACGGCGCAGTGGCGGGAAGCGGAGAATATCAGCTACTCCCTCTACGGCACGCCCATGGAGAGCACGACCTATAAGTTTGCCAGGTGCCTGCAGCGGCGTTTCGGGGTGATCCCGCATGTGACGGATAAGAACTACATCACCAACAGCTACCACGTCCATGTGACGGAGCCTATCGACGCTTTCTCAAAGCTCAGCTTCGAGGCAGAGTTCCAAGCGCTCTCTCCCGGTGGAGCGATCTCCTATGTGGAAGTCCCCAATATGCAGAACAACATCCCGGCTGTGCTGGCGGTCATGAAATTCATCTACGACAACATCATGTACGCGGAGCTGAACACCAAGAGCGACTACTGCCAGGTATGCGGCTACGACGGCGAGATCCGGATCGTGGAAGAAGACGGCAAGCTCCTGTGGGAATGCCCGCGGTGCGGCAACCGCGACGAGCGGAAGATGAACGTCTGCCGGCGCGTCTGCGGATACCTCGGCACAAACTTCTTTAACCAGGGCAGGACGCAGGAGATCGCGGAAAGGGTGCTGCACCTGTGAACTACTGCGGAATCAAAAAGACGGACATCGCCAACGGCCCCGGCGTCCGGGTATCCCTGTTCGTGTCCGGCTGCCGGAACCACTGCCCTGGGTGCTTCCAGCCGGAGACATGGGACTTTGCCTATGGCGAACCCTTCACCCGGAAAACAGAAGATGAGATCATTACGGCCCTGCGTCCTTCGTGGATTCAGGGCCTTTCCATTCTCGGCGGCGACCCCATGGAGCCGGAGAACCAGAAGGCGCTCCTGCCGTTCATCCGCCGGGTCAAGGAAGAACTGCCGGACAAGGACATCTGGATTTATACCGGCTATCTGCTGGAGAACGTCGGAACTTCGCCGCTTCTGTCCTATGCGGACGTTGTGGTGGACGGACCGTTTGTTGAAGCGGAAAAGGACATCTCGCTTGCCTTCCGGGGCAGCGCCAACCAACGGATCATCCATTTGGGAGGAAAAACAACATGACGGAAAGCAAAATGATTGACCTCGACACGGTCATCGGTATGTACAGCCTGACCAACACGGGCGCTGTGCTGATCCACGCCATCGATTACGGCGAGAACAGGATCCTGGCAAGCATCAACGGGGAACACCCCGAGTGGTGCCGCATGACGGAGCAGTACGTGGATCACACAGGAGAAGAGGAGCTGGGCTTCCTGTTCGGCGAGCTCTTTGTACCGCTTTGCGAGGTCATGCGCTTTTACGAATACACCTGACGGAGGAAGAGCATGAGAAAAACAGCTGAACTGAAAATGCTGCCGGTTACCGTACTCCGGCCGGCGGAATACAACCCTCGCAAGAAGCTGAAGAAGGGCGACAAGGAGTACGAAAAGATCAGGGCATCCATTGAGGAGTTCGGATTTGCCGATCCCCTGGTGGTCAACGCGGACATGACGATCATCGGCGGCCATCAGCGGCTGACGGTTGCCGTCGACCTCGGCTACACCGAGGTGCCCTGCGCGGTCGTGGACATCGACAAGACTCGCGAGAAGGCGCTGAACATCGCGCTGAACAAGATCACGGGCGCATGGGATGAGACCATGCTGGCGCAGCTTCTGGAGGACATCGAAAAGAGCGATCTGACACTGCTGGGCAAGACGGGCTTTGACGCCCCGGAGATCGACCAGCTCTACAGCAAGCTCCATGACAAGGACGTCCATGAGGACAACTTCGATATCGACTCCGAGCTGAAGCAGCCGGTCTTCTCCAGGGAAGGCGACCTGTGGCTGATCGGAAAGCACAGGGTCCTGTGCGGCGACAGCACCGGCGAGGAGGTTTACACCCGCCTGATGGACGGGCAGAAAGCAAACCTGGTCCTGACGGATCCCCCTTACGGCGTGGACGTGGAAGAGACCGCGGGCAAGATTCAGAACGACAACCTGCCGGACGAGCAGTTTGCCGACTTCCTGCTTTCCGCCTTCCGCTGCATGCATTCCAATCTGGCGGATGACGGCAGCATCTATGTCTGGCACGCGGATACCAAGGGCCTGATCTTCCGCAAGGCGTATCAGGACGCGGGATTCTACCTGTCCGGCTGCTGCATCTGGAAGAAGGACAGCCTGGTGCTGGGCCGCAGTCCCTATCAGTGGATCCATGAGCCCTGCCTCTTTGGCTGGAAGCAGAAGGGCAAGCACCAGTGGTATTCCGACAGAAAGCAGACGACCGTATGGGAATACCCCAAGCCCAAGAGCAGCCCTGACCATCCGACCACCAAGCCCGTGACGCTGATGAGCTATCCCATCAAGAACAGCACTATGACCAACGGCGTCGTGCTCGACCCGTTCCTGGGCAGCGGCTCCACCCTGATCGCCTGCATGCAGACAGACCGGATCTGCTGGGGCATTGAGCTGGATCCCAAGTTCGTGGACGTCATCGTCAAGCGGGCGATTGCCGAGAATCAGGGCAAATACGACGATGTGTTTGTCATCCGTGACGGCCAGAAGCTCCGCTTCGATGAGGTAGCGGCCTTTGAACCGGAGGTGGCGGGGGATGAAAAATAAGACATTGACCCTGGGCAGCCTGTTCGACGGCTCCGGCAGCTTCCCCTTCGGCGGGATCCTCTCGGGAATCGAACCGAAGTGGGCGTCGGAGGTAGAACCTTTCCCGGTGCTGGTAACGAACAAGCGCCTGCCGCAGGTAAAGCATTACGGCGATGTGTCCGCCCTCTCCGGGGCTGACCTGGAGCCGGTAGACATCATCACGTTCGGGTCACCCTGCCAGGACATGTCCATCGCGGGCCGCAGAGCCGGTCTGGATGGGGAACGGTCCGGACTGTTCCATCAGGCGATCCGCATCATCAAGGAAATGAGGGAGAAAACGCATGGAGAATATCCAAGATACTGTGTCTGGGAGAACGTCCCAGGCGCTTTCTCCTCCAACGGAGGAGACGATTTCAAAGCTGTCCTCGAGGCAGTTATCGGAGTTAAAGAAGAAGGGATCGAGGTGCCTGCGCCTGCGGATCACAGATGGCCAAAAGCGGACGTATATCTGGGAGACGGATGGAGCGTGGCTTACCGAGTTCTCGATGCTCAATACTGGGGCGTCCCCCAACGAAGAGCAAGAATCTACCTTGTCGCAGATTTTGCTGGCGGAAGTGCCCCGGAAGTATTATTTAAGTCCGAAGGCCTGTCTGGGTATACTCCGCAGGGCTTCCGTTCGTGGGAAGGCGCTGCCGGAGGTGCTGAAGAAGGCGCTGGAACGGCAGGCGGACGGGCTGACAGTGGAAGTGGAAGATATTGTCTGAACGTCCAGGGCTGCAGCGGTGTGACCGTGACGGAAGAAATGACCGGAACACTGGTCGCACAGGATCACGGCAATCATCCCGCAGTCCTGCAGGCGGCGGGCTTTTCCACGGAGCACAGCGCAAAAGCGAGGAGTATCGGGTATGAGGAGGAAGTCTCGCCCACGCTCCGCGCCGGCGTCGTTCCCGCCGCGATGCTCTTTGACAACCATCCCCAGGACTGCCGGTATGACGGTCCATTGGAGGAAAGCCCCACAGTCACGGCGCGTTACGGCACGGGCGGCAACAACCAGCCTCTCGTGGCGGCGCCGGAGCCAATTACGTTAAAGATCCGCTCGGGCTGCGAAGGCGGAGGAAAAGGCGTTTTATGCCAACAGGACAAATCCGCCACGCTCGGAACACACAACGATCAGACGCTCTTTCAGCCCAAAGCCTACGGTGTGTGCAGCAAAAGCTCCCACGCCATGCTTTCCGACAATCCGAAGAGCGGGTTCTATGAAGCAAAGACCAGCCGTACCCTTGACCAGAGCGGCGGGAATGCCGTGACATCGAATCAGGGCGGCATCTGCATTGTGGCCCCTGATCCCGCTTACGCCCTGCAGGGTTCCATGATCGGGCGCAAGGACAAGAACGGTCCGCAGGGCAGCGGTGTGAACGAGGAGGTCTCCTTCACGCTCAACACCATTGACCGGGAAGCGGTGGCCGCTCCGACCGGGGAGCATTACAGCGCCTCGAAGAATTCCTTCTTCACCCAGGCGGTGAAGGAGCAGGCAAACACGCTGGTGGCGTCCGACTGGAAGGAGCCGCCGCTCGTGAATGACGCGCCCAACGACGAGCCAATCTATATAGTACGAAGGCTGACGCCTGTGGAATGCGCCAGACTCCAAGGCTTCCCGGACTGGTGGTGCGACGGTCTTGCCGTCCCGGATCCGACCGAGGAAGACATCGCTCTCTGGACAGGAGTCTGGGAGACATGGCGGAAGGTGGCGAAGCCGGACAGCAAGCCGAAAACGGAGAGCTTTATCCGCAAGTGGCTGGCTGACCCGTATACGGACGCGGCTGCCTACAAACTCTGGGGAAACGGCTGCGCATTGCCATGCGTGTACTTTGTCCTGTCCGGGATCGAGTGGGCAGCCAATCAGGCAACCGATGACGGAGAGGTGTAACAGCCTCTCCTTTCTCTTCAACAGGAGGCTGGCATGAAGATTGTGATAATCATCCTCATCGCAGCGGCGCTTATTGCCCTGGCTCTGTTTGTCATAGGCATGTTTGCGGTGATCGGAGCGCAGGAGGATATCTACCGCGAGTTCGATGACCGCGAACAGGAAGAGTACATCCGCAGATGGCAGGAAAAGAAGAAGGCCCGGAAACAGCGGCGCTGACGATTTGCCCGATATATAAAGCCCGTCATTCGGGCAATACGTCGAATCTGCATTATATGCAGAATTTATCGGAAACAGGCGTGGACTTTTCCCTTGAAAAGAGTGATTAATACACTGCGCCGGAGAGAACCGGCCAGAAAAGATCACGCAGGGGCAGGACCCCGGAAAGGAAAAGAACATGACGAATTTCAAACTGAACACAACGGACAAGAAGATCCTGGTCAACCGCCTCGGCGAACTGACCGGCATCAAACCCCGCTACACCTACATGCCGCGCTGCGCATACAAATGCGGCGCCTATGTGGTGGAACGCAGCGGCGACCTGACGGTCGAGGACGGCGCGGACATGAGCATCGCGCAGACGCTCATGGACGAAGGCCTGATCACCGGCGAGACACTGGAGGCGAACGCCGACACCGAAGAGGCGCTGGAAGAGACTGCGGATGCGGTCGAAACCGAAGAGGAAACTGCGGATGAAGCTGAAGGCGCGGATGAGGATGCCGAAGACACCGGCGAGGAACCCACAGAAGGCAATGAGCCCTCCGGGATCACGATCAGCCTGCCGATGGCAAGCCACTCGGTGGATTCCCTGCGGCGGCTGGTCAACCTGGTCTATTCCCGCGGACCGCTCCTCACCAAGTCGACGGGCGGAGCCTTCGGATGCGAGAAGGAGCTGCTGACGGCGCTGGATGAGGCAGGCATCGTGAAGATGGAGGACTTCATCCACATGGTCACGGAACACGGCGGCCTGACGGGACTGACCTTTGACGACAGCAAGGTGAACTTCACCGGCTTCCCCATGACGGAGGATCCGGACAAGGTGAAAGCCTTCACGGATCTTGCCAGCCTCATGAACCGGCACGCCATCACCATGAAGCGGATTCAGGCGAAGGAAGTCAACGACGAGAACGAGAAGTACGCCATGCGCATCTGGCTCCTGCGGGTCGGCATGAACACCGATGAGTACAAGACCACCCGGAAGGTGCTCATGGAAAACCTCACCGGCCACACGGCCTTCCGCACCAAGGCGGAGGAAGAAAAGTGGAAGGCGCGTCAGAAGGCAAAGCGCGACGAGCTCAAGGCGGCGAAGGCTGCCGCGCAGGAAACCGTAGAGAGCGGAGAGGAGGCGGAGGCATGAACTTTCCCAGCAGAGAGACCGTAGAGCGGCTCAGAAAAACATACCCGTTCGGATGCCGCATCGTCCTTGATGAGATGGACGATCCCTACCGGAAGATCCCCGTCGGCTCTCAGGCGACTTGCCTGGGGGTCGATGACGCAGGCAGCATCATGTGCGCGTGGGACTGCGGCGGATCCCTTTCCATTGCCTGGCCTGTTGACCGCTGCCACAAGGTGGCGAGCGAGGCTGAGGCGAAAGAGACGCTCGACTGGTATGGAAAGCGCCAACGGGAGACGGACGCTGTCTGCCCCAGATGCGGAGAGCGGATGGACGGGCCTACCACGCGGCATGCGCTGAGCCGGAGAGCGTCCATCATGATCTGCGACAAGGACGGCATGAAGGAAGCGCTGGAGGATGCGGGGATCACGGAGAAACTTCCGCTGACAAAGTGGGCAGCGATTGAAGGCCCGCAGAACGGAGGCGGCAGATGGAACGGATAAAGGTGCTTCTGGTGGAGCCCATGGAAAAGCCAAAGGTGGTGGAGATCGACCACGACCTCGCTTCCATGCAGGACCTTGTAGGCGGGGACATTGCCTGCACCTACCCCTGGGAAGACGACCTGGTGGGTCTGGTGTATTGCGATGACGCCATTGCCCTCGGATATCCGCCGAACCGGATGCTGAAGGATGATGAGGGCAATATCTACGATGTGGTACCCGGCTCGTTCTTCATCTGTGGCCTGACCGCCGACAGCTTTGGGAGCCTCCCGGATGCGCTGGCTGAGAAATACACCGAGCTGTTCCGGTATCCTGAGATGTATATGCAAATGGCGGACGGCCATGTGATCTGCTTCAGAGTAGGCAGCGGTGAGCCTCTGATCACAATATGCTGACGCACATATCCACCAGATAACAGCCTTACATACGGCTGAAAGTCTGGTGGATTTTTAGCGCGGAATTATCGCAGACAGGCGTGGACTTATGCCGGAACTGACGGTAATATGCACACAACCTGAAGAACGGAGGCAAACACCATGGATCGAGTAATGACCATTTGCTACGGAGACAGACGGAGCTGGGACCGCTGGGAAGCCATCGACTTCTTCTCCCACGGCGCTGCCGCATGCGACGGCGCGGAGAAGGAACGCTACACCACCATCCTACTGAAGCTGATCGCAGGTGAGACCATCTGCGCGGACAGCGAGGATGCCGAGGGGCTGAAGTTCCTGCGGGAGGACAATGAGCTGACTTGGTGCGGCGACGACCCGGTGGACAGAACGGATGAAGAGCATGCGCACACAGCCATCGAGCTGACCCTGCCGACCGGCCTTTCCGACAAGGCGAAAGCCTGCTGGGATTACTTCGACGGCACAGCCTTTGCCTACGAGTACAAAGGCCGCCTGGTCGTGACGGACGAGTCGCTCGACCTCGCCGAGTGCGGGGACGGCAGCTATGAAGCGCCCTTCGGTGCGCCCCGCTGGGTGACAGACAGCTGGGAGGAGCTGGAGCGGATCCTCGAAGAGACCTACGATGACCTTGAGGCGGACGGCTGCCTGTAAGCCAAAACCTCGGAAGGAGGCGTCCGTAAGACGCCTTTTTCTGCTGGTGGATATGGACAGGATCATGTACATTTTTCCCCGGAAAATCTGGTGGTATTTCTCCTCAGAATTATCGGAAACAGGCGTGGACTTATCCGCAGAATGACGGTAATATGCACACAACAAAAGCCAAGGAGGACACCACCATGAAGAGAGCCGAGCGCAGCGAATACACCTACATCAGGAACTACGAGAAGAAGTTCGAGCTGGGATACGGAACGACCCTGACGATCCGCACCAACGGGAGCGCCGAGTATAAGAGAGCCCTGCATGAGCTTTACACCGGCTGGGGCTTCCACCCGGCAAGCGTCCGGACCGATCCGAGGATGTACGACGACAACGAGCGCATCATTTACATCTACGGCCTGACTTACGACCTCCACGGCGAGGAACGGCCCTGGACGGACCTTTACACCAAGGAAGAACGCGACCGCTTTGAAGCGGCGCTGAACTGAGGAGGGCATGAGCATGATCGACCTGAACACCCTGACCCCGGAGCAGAGGCACATCGAGACCCTTCGCCGCAACGGCGCAAGGATCCGCACGCCGGACGGCAGTGTGGAGCTGAACAGCTTCTTCTACTACAACGCCATCGACGAGTGCGTCCGCCTCGGCTGCAACGCCATCACCTACGAACTGCTCCTTCCGGGGATCGAGGAAGAGATGGGGCTTTGCGTCTGGAAGGACGGACATGTGGATTCCGGCAGCATGCGCCGGATCTGCGACTGCCTTGCCGCCCGCTAAGAGCGCGCACGGCCGCCACCGAGGGGCTTTCAGGCCTCTCTTTGGTTGTTTCCCCAAGGGAAAAACGGCGCAGCACGGCGCGTTTGTGGGGCTTGTTCCGCCTCTGAAAAGTTCGATCTTCAGACACATATTTATCGGAAATAGGCGTGGACTTATGGGGCAAAAGACGGTAATGTACACACTGCCGAAGGGCAGAAAGCCCCGGAAAACAAGGAGGAAATGACAATGAAGAAGACCAACGCCTACTTTGAAGAGCTTGACCGCATTGCCCGCGATTTCGAGCAGCGCCATGAAGCCCACAGGAAGCTGAAGCAGGAGATCATCGATACCAAGGGCTGGGACAGCGAGGAGCTGAAAGCCTGGTACGCCGAGGAAGAAAACGGCTTCCAGTACCCGATCAGCGCTGGCGCCTGCAAAGCCTACCGCGCCTGGAGATACAGCGAGACCGACGAGGTCGTCATGGACGACTTCACCTGGGACCGCGAGAGGCACGATTTCATCGACGCCCTCCGCAAGGCGGGCATTACCTCGCTGGTGGTCACGAATCAGAGCACCGGCCTGATGGAAGACCTGCACGGCTACGCCGCCGAGGGGTGCACGATGTTGGGGCTTTGCACCATCACGAAGAAGAGCGACCGCTGGGGCGAAGAGACCGAGGAGCAGATCATGGGCATCCGCTTCGCACTGTAAGAAAAGCAGAGCGGACAGAGGGAAACGGCTGACGGGGGCTGCGGCTTGGAGCAGCCTTTTCCCTCTGTCCACTGTGTGTAAACTGCCCGGATCGCGGGTGGAATCTCTGGTGGATATTTTGCTCATATTTATCGCAGACGATCGTGGACTTCTTGGGGCTTTGACGGTAATATGCACACAACAAAAGCCAAGGAGGACACGCACATGAAGGCACAGGTTGGGATGAAGGTCAGAGCATACACGGGAAGCTGCATCGGGCTGCTGATCCAGAGCACCGAGTGGCAGGGCGAGATCATCAAGGTCAACAAAAAGAGCATCCGGGTACGCCTGACCGAGAGCACCAGCAAGTTCGGCAGCAAGACCACAAGCCACTGGGATAACCTGAACACCGAGAAGACCTTCCGCTTTGTGAAGACCCTGAGCAACGGTCACGACTGGTACAAGAGCGAAGGCGGCCTTTACGGCGGCATTGAGATTTGAGGGGGGTGTGAGCATGACTGAATACGCAAAGCTGGTGTTGGCGGAGCAGACCTGCCACACCATCGAAATCCGGGAAAAGGCAACCGGGAAGGAAGGCGTGGCGAACAGCTGCGCCGAGGGCGTCGAGCTTTTCTATGGCGCGGACGACGGAAGCGACGACAGGGTGGTCAGCGCCGAGGTGTTCAGCCGGGATTTCGAGATCACGGCAATGATCGGATGACGTACATATCCACCAGAGAAAAGGCGCATTTCAGGCCAGAACTCTGGTGGGTATTTATCTCATAATTATCGCGTAAAGACGTGGACTTTCAAGGCTTTTGACGGTAATATGCACACAACAAAAGCGAAGGGAGACAACCACGATGACCATTAACGAAGGAATGAGAACCTACCGCCTGCCGAACCCCACCACCAGCGAAGACTTGGGCTGCAGATGGAGTCACGTCCTGAACTTTGGGGACAGGGTGCTCCTTGCCGGCCACTACTACAACGGCAAGAACAAGCCCTGCTTTTACGGCGCGGTTTACGAGCACCTGGATGGAGACCTTTCCTGCGAAGGAACGATTGGCCTGCGCGAGGTCAGTGAGGTCGAATTCGAGGATGAGGGCCACGCCATCCAGTGGGCGCTGAGCCGCAAATAAGAACAAGAACATCAGAACAGACAGCCACAGGGCCTTCGGAGCAAATCCGCGGGCCCTTTCATTATGCCATTTTTGAAGGAAGGAGGTGCTCAGATGGCTACCAGAGGAAGAAAACCGACACCGACAGCAATCAAGGAGCTGGAAGGCAATCCGGGCGGGCGCCCGCTGAACGAGGCAGAGCCGAAACCCGCAAGGAAGGCGCCTCCGTGCCCCAAGTGGCTGGAACCGGAGGCAAAGAAGGAATGGCGGCGGCTTGCAAAGCAGCTGGAGCAGATCGGTGTGCTGACGGAAGTGGATATGGCGGCTTTCGCGGCCTACTGCCAGGCATACGCCAGATGGAAGGAAGCGGAGGAGTTCCTGACCGAACACGGTACACTGGTGCGTACGCCCAGCGGCTATTACCAGCAGGTCCCGCAGGTATCTATTGCTCAGACGTACCTCAAAATCATGAACAAGATCGCCGAGCAGTTTGGCCTGACGCCTTCTGCGCGCAGCCGGATCACAGCCGGGCAGAATGAAAGTCTGGAAGTGGATGAGATGGATGAACTCCTGGGAGGTAAGTGATGGCAAAGGAAAGACCAAAGAACTATCCGCGCCTCCGGGACTACAAGCCGACCCGGTTCATGCTTCCGGGCTCTCACTACGATGAAGCGAAGGCGACGAGGGCGGTGCGGTTCATTGAGAATCTCTGCCACACCAAGGGACGCTGGAGCGGGAAACCGTTCTGGCTGCTCCCATGGCAGGAGCAGATCATCCGGGATGTGTTCGGCATTGTCAAGGACGACGGGACCCGGCAGTTCCGCACAGCGTATG